ATATATATTATGTGTAGTAATTCAATTTATTTACAAAGGTCTAGGGTCGAATCAAACTCTAGCCAGGTGATATTTACAGTGACTGACGAAATCATCCCTGAAAAGGGGTACGTTACAAAGAACGTGTCTATATACACAAGAGCCTACAATGCCCTCTACAAATATTTACAAAAAGTGGGCGGTTGTGGTAACCAAGTATGTACACAATTTTGCTTTCCGTCGGGCCCCAGATTTGAAACTGGAGGCAAGTATTTAGCGACCTTGTCCGAGTCCAAGCTATATTTATTGACCTACCCCAGGTCCGATTTTACGCATATTGCTCGTACCAATGCTTCAATCTATCATCAAAAGAGATGTTAATTTTCGAGTCATATGGTCGAGATCGTGTAGGCGCGATATTTCCTTGAGTTTCACGATTTGTTTTCCAAACTCTTTCCGCCCATGGAGAAAGTAGCTATCTGCGGCACCTACAAGGTTTGCAGCACTAACTTCCTCTGGGGAAACAGCTTGGGATCGTACGATAGAACAGAGAGATTTATGTATAGATAACTCGTTGAGAGCACCAACATGTCCTCCAAACTCTGGATCTTTACGAAACGATCGTTTGAGATAGTCCACTTCTTTGAAATTGATATATTTTGTGAACTTGGCAGTTTTCTCTGCCATTGTGATGGTCATATCATGCGCTGCGAGAAAATCGCGCAATGAAATCATGTTAAATTTGGAATACCATCTATTTGCAGAACTGAGTGCATCATCTCCAAAGGTGGATAAAGCAACACATTGTCTGAATGTCTTTTTGACATATGGGTATACATGAAAAAACCCCATTCGGTGAAGCAGAGAATTCACCAGACTGTTAACGTACACAGTCAAACCTTGGCCAGATGGATTTGAGCCAAGAAGCATTAGAAGATCACCATTGTAGGCACACATGGGCCAAGCAATATCGACAGCAAGGCCAATCATTATCTTAATCGCAGTGCGATCATATCCAAGGATCTTTGCTATTCTGCGCAGCATTTTGAGTGCTGCCAAAGTGAGTTGCGCGGGCATACGCAAGTCATATTTTTTGTAATCAATTGCCAGCATTCTATCCTCACCAAATCGGGAGACAAATGCACCTAATTCTTCCCATTCTTTGGAAACGGGATTAATACCAACAGCACACTCTGAAAGAAGTGGGTTCAACGAAAGGAACCTGGCTATTGGCAAATAGTACTTACGAATCAGCAATTGAAATGCCAATGGAGAGGCTTGAAAAACCCGAACTTTATCTTTAGACGCAAGTGTCGG